TTTTGCACAAGCGGTGTCATGCGTTCTTCTCCATAAGTTTTGCTTGCACTGCTAACGCAAATTCTTCATCTCCGGTATAGGCTAAGTTACAAAGGTAATCAAGGTCTTGCTCAGTCAGCCCCACCCATGTGCGCTGTGGTGGGGCTTGCATTGAGTATTGACACATACACCCTTGCAATATGCTTGAGTGAAGACCCATTACCTTTCCGCAGTTTGGACAATTATTCATGTGTTCTCCTTGCATTTGTGAAACGGCATAACCCGACCCAACCACCCAATAAATTCTCCGCATTTCTGGCAACAGTAAGACGGGTGCTTCATGTGTTCTCCTTTGGTTTGGCTTCAATGGCTCTGGCAAACTCATACAAGTCCCAATCAACCATAAAACCTTTCATCTTCTTGGGCATTGAATCAATCACTTGTGTGATAGCTTTATCCGTCAGCGGCTTGCGCTGTGGTGGGGTGGTATTGCGTGGGTCTAAGCCGCCATCAGAAACGATGTCGCTGTATTTCGCTACAGGCGCTTGCTCAATCTCTTGCCCAAGGCGCTGTGTCTCACGCATGGCGTGTTCTTTCAAGACTTCTTCAAGGGCGGTGATGGCTTCCTCTGTTTGTTTATTGATTGGGTCAGTATCGAAACAACTAGAGTAATAACCGTCCAAACATTGCTCTAAACCACCATGAGTTTCAGTCCCATTTACAAGCAAATAGTTTGCTTTTAACGCCTCAAGCGCCAGCTTCAATGCTTCATTTTGTTGTGGTGTCATTTCAGCACCTCTTGTTCCAAAACTGCCATAGCTTCATCAATTCGTTCATACAGGTAGTGGGGCATCTGACGCTTGTCTGCATATGACCATGATTCCACTGCTGACAACAGCTTGATGATTTGTAATGCTTGTTCTTTAGTCATGCTTGTTCTCCAACTACCCACACAGCTTTACCGCCCGTAGGCTCGAATTCATCAAACTTCAAGCGGATGTACTGCTGTCCCGGCACACCAGCAGACTGCACATACCCTTGAATGCCCCAACTTTTGAGTTCTGTCACCACTACCATGCAAGCGCCAAACATTTCTTTGTCGGGGTGGACTTGCACAATGTCTCCAATTTTTAAATCTTGTGTCATAGCGGCGATTCCTCTGCATCTGTTGGGTAAGTAGGTTTGCGGCTCTTTGGCTCCCTGTATGGTGGCAAGGGATGTTGTGGGAAGGGCCAAGTCATCGCTTCATACCCCTGATGTAAGCGGCAAAAGATGCCACTGTGTCTCTGCCAAACGGGCCAGTAAACTTTTTCTCGAGATCATCAGCAATCTCTTCAAGGAAAGCATTGCGAACGTGATCGGCATAAGACATGTCAAATGCAATGTTTACTTGTTCAATTTGGTGCTTGCGCCAGCCGCTGGTGTGATGCCACTGGCCTTGTTTAAGCGCCAGTTCTTCAAAGGCTTCGTCTTCAGGTTCCATCTTCATTCCTTTCAAACCACTCAGGTTTTAGTTCTTTCAGTTGATAAAGTCTCAAAGGAGGGATGCCACTCTTTCTCCATTTGTAGACAGCGGGAGGGGTAAGGTTGAGAAGCAACGCCACTTTGTACAGGGTGGTGTGCTTTTGTAGGTCTTGAATGTTCATAGCGGTATAGTAGCAACTATTGTCGGTAAATGCAATAACCCCAGGACTAGGTTAGGTATTATGATGTTGTGTTTGACAATAGGCAATAAAGCAAATACAGTTCACTCACTCCATGTCGGAGTTCAAAGGAAAACCAAATGAAACTTAGCAAGCTAATTGAGATCAACCAAAAAGCCAATGCGGCTCTTGATGGATACCTCGAACACTACGGATACGGCGAGGACAATAACAAGTTCAAAGCTGTGGCCCATCCCCTGGTAGAGATCGTTGCCATCACCAATGCGTGGATTGAATACCACTCCAAAGATGTCGAAATCATGGAGGTCAAATGAGCATTGACCAACACTTTGACGGCTTGCTCAACCAGCACCAAGCCAGCATCGACAAAGCAGATGCAAATAGATCATCCCTTGAAGCAACCATTCAAGAAATTGTTGAAGAATTTAAAGATAAAAATACTTGGATGATTGACTTGCAATGCAAAAAGGTCAGCAAGGATCAATTCTTCTTTGAGTTGCTGGGCGACAGCCATAGTGCTTTAAGCCATCAAGAAGACCTTACCAAGGCCCTTGTAATGCTGTTGCAGGGTAACGCTACCCAGGCGGCTTGGCAGGTCCAAGAAACCCTTGCAAACATGATTGCGGAGAAGCTATGAGCATCTTTACTAACTTGTTCTCTGGCATCACTTACTTCACCAGTGATTCATTCAAGGCCTCGACTGAGCATACATATGTCAAGTCAGGCGACACATGGATATCTGATGAAGGTCAAGTCATCATCAAGCAAGATGATGGGTATCTCAATATGCATACTGGTGTGCATTCAACCTGGGGCGACCCATTTGAGGAGAAGCAATGAACTGGACCCCACCTGAAGGCACAAAGATCACCCGTCCCTGGGTGCATGTTGAGCATAAAAACTATCTGTGGACAAGCGGTGCTGATGTGCAGGCCACTTGGAAACGCTATGGCTGGACACCACCCAGTCTCACAATGGAGCCACCCCCTCCCGAAAAAGAAATCAAGCCCTTAAAAGTAGTTGGGGGTAAGCGATGAACTGGGAAAAAGATGTTGTTCACTACAACATGGCAATGCAACAGTACTCAAAGTGTGTTGAATACAAAGATGTTCGACTGGTGCTGGTGTACGAAAGAGACATGCTTGATGAGCATGTTTTAAAAGGCGTTCAAACACCTGATGGACAAGACATCATGGACTTGATGCGTGATTCATCAATTCAATACTTGGAGTCAACACTGTGAAGGAGTTTTATCAACAAATGAAGGAAGAGTTCTTGCGGTCAGATACAGAATACTGTTACTACTGCCTGGAACCTAAAGATGACAAATGGTCATGCTGTAAAGAGAACCACTTCGGGCGCTTTGGCGACCTGTATGAAGAGGATCAACACTACATTATCACAGCAGAATATGAATTGGCTTTTGGAGAAAAGAAATGAATGTGTATCAAAAACTGAATGAAGCTAGGTCTAGGTTTCATCAAAAACCCTTGAAGAAATCAGGCCACAACAAGTTTGCTGGTTACAACTATTTTGAGTTGAGTGACTTTGTCATACCTGCTTTGGAGATATTCAAAGAAGTTGGCCTTACATCCATCATCAGCTTTGGCAAAGAAGAGGCCAGCATGACCATTGTGAACAGCGATAAGCCTGAAGATCGCATCATGTTTACTAGCCCAATGTCTTCAGCGGCTTTGAAAGGTTGCCATGAGGTCCAAAACCTAGGCGCTGTGCAGACCTATTTAACGAGGTACCTTTTTGTCAGCGTTTTTCACATAATTGAGCATGATGCCCTGGACGCAACTACAGGACAGACTGCCGCACCCAAGCACAGGCCTACAGAAGGCGTACTGATCGACCCCAAGCGTGAAAGCTTGTTGCGTGACGTTGCCATAGCTGTGAAGGACCACATGGACCAAGACGATGTCATGGGTGCCTATGAAGAAGTTTCAGAGATAACCGACTCTGAAGAGAAGACATTCCTTTGGGGATTGTTGGATAGTAAATCTCGGTCTGCAATTAAAAAACAAGCTGAACTTGCGAAAGGAAAATAAGTGGCTGAATTTGACAAAACGAACAGGGGATCTCTTTCTAAAAACAAAAAGAAAGAGAACGAAACCCACAGTGACTACAACGGGTCTATCAACGTAGATGGTGTTGAATTCTGGTTAAACGCTTGGATTAAAGATGGGAAAGACGGCAAATGGATGTCTTTGCAAATCAAAAAGAAAGGCGAAACCTTTAGACAGTCCTCTGAACCAACCCGCAAAAGCGCCCCAATCGCTGATGATGACATCCCATTTTGAATAGGAATTGAAATGTATAAACTTGAAATGCAAATTATTGGCGGTGGCTTGATCACCATTGAAACTTTTGACTTTGACCAAATCCGCAAGATCCAAGCGATTGTGCAGGCGGTTGAAGAGTCGGAATGGGATCTAGGCACCAAGGCCAAAACCCCAAGTGCGCCCACAAAGCGCCGGGGCCGTCCCCCTGGAGCAAAGAACAAGTAATTAACCGGGGGAAAGCGTAAGCAAGTACCCCAACTAAAGGAAAAACTATGAACTGGTTTAACAAACTGTTTGGCACAAACCCCAAACAAATGGCACGTACAGAGGACCCAGACACCAGCAAGGAGGCCGCTGAAACAGTGCAGTCTTCCCACCTTGAACAACTGGTCTATGAGGTCATCAAAGAATTCCCCAATGGCTGTACAGCAGAAGAAGTAGAACGGGCGCTGTATCAGTACAGGTCCCACAGCATTACCCCCAGGTTCGCACCGCTAATCAGAAAAGGCCTGATTGTCGACACTGGGTTTAGAAAGAAGAGCGGGTCAGGGCGTAGTCAAAGAGTAGTGAGGGCCGTATGATGGAAGTTATTGGTTGGTTCCTGGTGCTACTACTTGGATTCGTAGTCGCCGGGATAGTCTCAATCTCAATACTTTTCTTCACAGACATATGAACACATGGCAATATGCACTCATTGAACGCACACCAGAGGGTGACATCGTTAAGCAGATAGATGTGACTGAAGAAGTCATACATCTATACAAGCAAATAGAACTCTTTCAGGCATGTAGTGATGCCCACATAAAGAGGATCTTAGGCGACCCTATACACTGAGGAAAAGGGCCCTTTCATCGATACGGCGGTTTTGCAGGCCTTTGAGTATCTTCCCACCTGCCATGCAGTACTTTAAGAGTTCTTCGCCAGCACCCGCCTTATCTCCACGTATAACCTTTTGACGGAAGGTTGATCTTTGTAATGTCCCAAGACCAACATTGAAGCTAAAGCTGACGCAAGCATCATATTCACCTTGGGTAAGTATGACTGGAAGAAACTGGACCACTCCACGTTCAAACCTTGCAAGATCTGCTCTAAGAATTCCATCTACTTCGTCCTTTGAAAACGTGCGGTTATCTTCTGGTTTAAGCGGGTAAGACCCTCTTTGATCCATTGGTAACTTGCCTTGATCTGGGTAAAGAACATGTCCTACTCCTATTGTCCAAAGTTGTGCTGGGCAACGATATGGTTTGAACCGCACCCCCTCATGGTGCTTGATCATCTCAACAGCTTTAGGGCTGACGTTCATTTCTTAAACGCCTGACCACCAAACCAAAAGCTTACGATACAAGCCCAAATAATCTGGGTTTCATCGTCCCACAGTTGGTTGAGTGCTACATCAAAAGCAACGTCTGTGTGCCATGCGTAATAGAAACCAAAAATCTCAACAAACATAAACATCAAGAACATGCCGTAGGTAATGACGCTACGGGTAGCCGCTCTCATGTTGATCACCCAGGTACTGGCACCCTCACCAAGGGCTATATCGTGGGCATAGAGGGCTTGGCGCTCTTGCATAGCTGTCTGGGCATTGGTGACCTCTGCATTTATCTGGATTTGCTCAGTCTGTATATGCTCAATACGTTCCTGCGCTTCAAGTCCAGCTTTCTTCAGAGTCAACTCACGCTCTGTTTGCATTGCCGCAAGGGCTAACTCATGCTTTTTGTCAGCACGATCTTGAAAAAATTCAAGGATTTTTGGGAGGCCCCCCATTAGAAAGCTGACCAGGGATGAGAACAGGGTTATCATTTTTTTGCCTTTCAAGTTGTTTACGGTCGTACTCTAACTGTTGTCGCAAACGCTCCATCCGTTCAATTTGAACTTTGTTTTCTTTTTGTGCGGCAAGGGTGTCGTAATAGATACTGCCAATCAATGGGAGCATCAAAACAAACACCAGGACCATACAAACGAGCGCAATTAAAAACCCCATCTTACTTTTCGATCCATCACTAGAAGACTGAAGAACAGGGCGAGGTAAAGGAGGAACACTATACATACTGCGGCGTAAATCGCTTTGTCCTGTATTGCGCTGATTACCCTTCTTCGTTGCCATGCCGCTTCTCTTTGCCTTTGTTCCTGCGCCAACCTTGCTTCTTCTTGCTCTTCAATGATCTGAACTCTCATTGCGTTAACCCGTGTGTACAAGTTACCCAACTCGGGAGGACTTTGATACACCATGATCTCTCGGATCTCTTTGGCTAACTTCTCAAACTGTGTCTTCGCTAACTCCCTGTTTAACGCAGACTCCATGATGTTTTGGTTCGGGTCATAAACAGTTTTAGACTTCTCTTCTTCCTCTCGGATGTGGTCAGCAAGCTGTTGTTGGACTTTGAAAAACTGAGACAGATTTGCCGCCAAATCAGCCACAACCTTGTTCTCATCCCAAACTTCAGGTTCAGCCTTCTTGGGCTTGGGCGCAACAGCGGCAGTGGGCTTGGGTTTCTTCTTGAAGAATCCAAAAAAACCTCTGACTTCTTCTGCAATTGCTTGTACTTCTTTTGCCGCCTTTTGAGCAGAAGCAACAGTACCCTTTACCTCTTTGTATAACTCACACCCTTTGCGGATAGCGGCAACACAGCCATTTGCCATCGCCAGTAGAGTGAGAGGGTCCACATCAGGGCTTGTCTTGTTTGTTGTCTAGCTTGTTAAAGATCTGTTTAAGGATGTCTTTGATCTCTGCAATGTCAGAACGATAGTCATCTTTTGTGACATATGCGTGAGGCATCTCATTGATCTTGTCTTCCAGCTTGGTGATCTGCCGGGTCAATGTGTTGATCACATAAACAGCAAGGAACCCAGCCACGCTGACGATAGCATTGAATAGTTGTTGGACATCCATGATCATTCCATCAGCTTGATTGGGTTTAGCTTGCGAATATCGCCGCCAGAACTAGAACGCAGATTGCCCACGCCGCCAGGGCCTGGAACAAATCCACCGCCAGAAGGTGGAGGCACAACAGCTTTCATTTCTTCTCGAGGAATGATGCCACGTTCTTTTCTAACATTCTTAGGAATATCAGAATAAGATGGTTTGATCATTACGCTCTTGTACTTAGACATAAAGTCATCGTAGCTAGTGTATGGGTTACCTTTGTTGTGAACGTCAATAAAGTCTTTGGCCCCAGTCACACCATATTGATTGACCAGCCAATTCATTCCTTTACCCCAACCCTCTGGCATGTCAATCTTTGGCTTGGCAGGCGGTTTGGCAGGAGGCTTAGGTGCCTCAGTAGGCGCTACAGCAACAGCAGAAGTAGGCGCTGTCTCTAAAACAGGCGCTACGGGTGCCGCAGTTGGTGCCACAGGCGCTGGAGTTGCTTTAGCCGCTTGCTGTGCCTCATAACGCTCAAACAACATCTTCTCAATTGGATCTTTGGGCGTTACCTTTACAACAGATGGCGCAGGCTTGGCAAACTCTGGTTCAACAGGTCCAGAAACAGGCTTTTGACTGGTATCCATCATTGGTTCAATCTTGCGAATGGACCTATCTGCAATAGACTTAGATGGCTCTTTAGGCCTGTTACCAGATTCGCCCTCACCACCAAATGCTTTATTTGCCAACCAAGCAATCGCTGGTATTCCCGCCAATGGCAACAAGCTTTCCCAGTTTTTTGTAATGTCGCCAACCAAATTTTGAGTAGCCGACTGAGGTTCAGGCGCAGGCATTTGCTCTTGCAATTGCTTGTTTGCTTCTGCTACTTTTTTAACCAGATTGCTTGCATTTGGTGCTTTAGCAACAGGTGCAGTAGGAGGTGCAGTAGGCGCTACAGGCCCAGGAACCAACGGTTGTGTTTGGACTTGTGCAGGCGCTTGGGTTGGCACTTGTGCAGGCGCTTGGGTTGGCGTACCACCATAGATAAATTTGTCAGTTTCTTCAACAGGAAACTCAGCGTATTTTGTTGCCATTTATTAATCCCCTGGTGACAGGCCAATTTGGTTTCTGTTGTTGACCATCAAAGAACCTTTGGGAGGACGGATTACTCTGCCCTCAATATTTGATCTCATTTTGTGTTCAAAGGTGTTGTTGATTGCTTTGAAGATGTCCGACTGTTGGAAGTTTTGAGCAAGAGAATCAACATCAAACGATTTACCAGTCTTGGCTTGCTCTCTTTGTGCTGTATACAACTCTTTAGACCATGCCGCCATCAAAGCATTGTTTCTCTGTTGGCTAACACGATTGGCAATCATTGCATCAGCGCCACCAGTGTATGGATCTGTGTCTGGCACAGTATTCCAAGTAGGTGGTTTGACATGCTCTGGAATGTTTTTGTAAGCAATGTCGTTGGCGGCATTCAAAGACTGCAAACGCATGAAGTCTTGGAATTCTGCTGGGCTTTTAATGACACCTTGCAACTCTTGCTCCAAAGCCGCTTTTAAAGTCTGTTGCTCTTGAAGCATGTTGGCTTGTGAAGATGTCGCAATGTTTGCTTCACGCCCAGAAACACCAGCTTGAGTGCCAGCAGAAGTGCTTGCTCCCATAGAACCACCAGCAGACAGTTTGCTTCCAGGTGGGGGCACACCGCCTTCTCCTGCGCCCTGCATACCAAACCCACCAGATACGCCAGCAGTCTGACCAGCAACAGCTTGTCCAGATGCATTGACGTTCATAGCTGTTTCAGCAGTCTTGCCAGATGACCCAGTAAGCTGATTAAGCCTATTTACAACACCCAGGATCTTTTGTCTGCGCTCTGATGGAAGCGTTGAAATGTAATTGAGTACAGGCTTTAACTTAGTGGTTAATTGCAGTTGTTGGTCAATGTTCTCATTGGCACCACCAGCAAGTCGAGCGGCGTTATAAGCATCATTGGTTGCTAATTGGAATTGACTACGCAAACCTTGTTCAGCCAACAATTGATTGTTTTTGCCGTTTACCCAAGGCGCTGTTTGCAATGCTTTCTTGTCGGTGTCAGTAAAAATGCCACCCTTTTGATCAAGATTTTTGATCTGATCAGGAGTTAAAAATTTACCTTCACGGTTTTTAATGCGACCCGTATAACCAAAGTCGTTTTCTTCACGGAAAAACACTTCGTTGTTTAAATCCCTGGCTTCTTTTTCAACAACACCACCGCCATTGAACCACTTCAATGCTTCGTTGTAATTGCGCCCAAGGACGTTAACTATCACCTTATCCCACTGGGTTTTTTGGTTGGGTCGATATTCTTGAGTTTCTGTATTGTGTTTTGCAACAGCGTCAGACAAAGCAACCCTGGCTTGTGGGCTACTTGCGTTGTTTACATTGTTAACAATAGATTTAAAAGTTTCTGGATACTCAAGAGTGACTTGGGCAACACTGCTTGAAACCCCAGGCACAGCAGGCTTAACCGATTCCTTCATGGCATCAGGGCCACCAGAATATTGCTGTGGTGTTGAAGGGGGCGCTACAGGCGATAAAACCGCTGTGTTGTTATCAGGATATGCCATGTTTCACCTTTTAAGCCATTGCGATTGAAGCTAAGTTACCCAACCCACCCAGGCCTTGCAATAAGCTTGATTTTTGATCTTCATCTAAATCATATTCATATTGATAGGCAGGCTGTGGCGCTGGAGCGGCAGGTGCCATTGGTGCGGCAGGAGCGTCAGTAGGAGGAACAGGTTGCCTCATGTTTTGAGCAGTAGACATTGCCCCGCCAAAATTACCAGCGCCAACTTGAGTTGCAAAATTGCCTGCGTTAGACATGATGTTTTGCACAGGTTGAAGTCTTTGATTCAGATATTGGTTGAAATCCTGGGGAGGTGGAATACCTTGCTTTGCAGGCGCTTGCTCCATCTCGCCTGTTTTGCGATCAAAACCAGCATATCCAGCCCAATCTGAATATTGTTTAGGGTCAGCAAAAGTAAAAGAAGCCATTTTTGTCCCTTAAATCTTAAAGCCCATGCCTTTGCTACTTTGACCACCAGACGTTGTACCGCCCTGTGTGCCAGCAAAGTTAGGTGTCGTAGATTGTTGAGGCGTACCAAAGATCACGGATGCATATTTGGAATACACATCTTGAGGTGTTCCAGCAAACCCAATCCTTGATGCGGCAGACTGTTGTGCGCCAGAAAGGTTCTGACCACCCAGAGTAGCCAGTTGTTGTGCGGCGGCGGCTTTGTTAGCCTGTACACCAGCACGGGCAGAAGCGGCGGCAGTGGCTTGGCGTTGCTCTTGCAAACTACCAATGTTCTTGCTAGCCAAAGCGGCCCTAGAAGAACCCAAAGCACCAGCACCACCATACCCAGCCACCTGTTGGTTAACTAGATCACGCCCAGACTCAATGCCAGACTGCAATGCGGCTCTAACTTGTTGACTTTCATATTGCGGGTCAAACAGCGATTGCAGGCCTTGAATGCCGCTTGTAAGGGCACCAGCACCAGTACGTTCTTGCAAAGCGCCTGCTCGACCAGAGACATCCATTGCCGTTTGAGCGGCAGTAGTAGCGGCAGGAGAAGTCTGATTGAAAGCGGTTTGAGCCCCGCTAATAGTTTGTTGATAAGCTGGGAATGCTGTTTTTGTAAGAAAACCTGTTTGAGCTTTTAAAAGTTCATTTTGCTCTGGGGTAAGAGTTGGTGTTGTAACTTGGTTACTAGAACCTGATGATTTGCCGCCACCCATGATTAGCCGCCTTTCCCTTTGCCGCTACGTTTAGCGGGTTGTGTCAATTGCTGTGATGCATTATCCCACTGGGGAATAGTGTTTGCATAGTTATTTGGCTGGCCCATCCTGGGTTGTCCAGAAGTGGCTGAATTGGTAGATGTGCCTTTACCGCCCATAGTGCCGTCAGGGGGTGAATATTGGGCAGGTTGCTCATAATTACTTTGGCCCTTACCCCCGCCAACTTCAGGCATGACAGCAGGTTGTGCTACAGGCATAGGTTGTGCGACATCCTGATTAGGCTTTGGAAGGATACTTTGTATAGGACCACCCTTGCCAGATGTTGGCTGGCTGGCCTGTGGTTGTTGTACTTGTGATGAAAATCCACCCATGATGTTTCCTTGTTAAATCTTTGGCGTGTAGTTAAAGCCTTTTACATAAAAAGCTTGTACGTCATTTTGCGTTGGAAATATTTGCGTTCCGCTGGCATTCCAATATAATCTAGTTGCATTTTGCAAAGTTAAAGCATACCCATTGGCATTTGTTGGTAAATTTAATGTGCCCGTATAGCTTGAATAATATGCAAAACTTCTATTTGCGCCTTGCAAACTTATTCCATAACTATTAGCCGTAAAAAATTGATCTAGCCCAGTATTATCTTGAACAACCGTACCCGATCCAGTAGGCGTTACAGAATTTTTGGTAAAACCAATTCCAACTGTATTACTTGAAGCACCTAAAGAAACAAAATTTGTTGTACCCACTGTTGTTATATAGTAATAAAATCCAGGCACCATGCTGGTCGCATTTAATATTGGGTAAATATTAAAAACAATTGTTACTCTAGCAGATTGCACTGCGGCATTAGTTGTAGAAAATTGTACTCCAAAATTTACTCCATACATTACTTGAGATGTTTTAACTATATTAAACGTATGCGTTGGATATACATAATTTTCTATCAAATCGTAATAACCGCCAAATGTTGATGTTGACGCATCAATAAATCCATTCAAAAATACATTAGTACCATTGAACACCATATTGGTAGATGAATTACCAAATGCAAAATTACCATTGGCGTATAAATGACTGCCAGTACCAGTCATAGTAGTACCAGATAATGCAGGACTACTACCAACAGACAAATCGCCAGCGGTTATGGTTCCCATATTGGCTGATATAGCCGACAACTGAGTAACGCTTAACTTGTCTGATGTAATAGTATTTTGAACAATCAAACTACCAGTAATATAGGTTTGGAATAATGTCCAAGTAGTTACATAGCGGTAAACAACGGCATTATTACCAGCGTTATAGCTAACAGTACAAATGTCGCCAGCAACAGGGTTTCTTCCCAGCAAAGCATTAACTTCAGCATTTGTCGGGGCGCTTGAATCATTGGGTGTCCTTGTGATAACAAAGGTAGCCGCTCCAGGCGCACCATTAGTCCCGTTAGTTCCGTTGGCTCCATTAACACCATCAGCCCCGTTGTACGCAATAGCACGTATAGCGTAAGCAACATTGGTCCAATCCAAAGTAGATGTGGTGGTTGTGGCGGTCACATTTAAGGGAATTGTGATCTCCCAAAGGTAGTTGCCTGCCGTAGTGTTGGTTGGAGGCTGTGTAGCCCACCCAGAAGGCGCTGTGTAGGCCCCAGTTGCCCAAGTGTACGTAGATGTCGTTGAGGGCCTTGTAGGGGGCACTGGTGCGCCTGTCCACAGATAGATAGACGGGAATGCCGACATTACTCCGTTAGCCCCGGCAACGCCTGGGACACCATCGTAAACAACGGGCAAAGTAACTGTCTTGCTGATTGGGCTTAACAGGTTAGACCCATTAACGGTCAGCGTTACTGTCACTCCAGTAGATACAGATGTGGGAGTAACAACTATGGATGCTGTTGAACCAGTAGTTGGAGTGGCTCCAGATATTACCCAGGCATATGTTGGGGAAGTCACATTTACCAATATGGCTGACAAAGTAGCCGTAGTTGGAGTAAATGCCCCACCAGGATTTTGAGCAAAGCTGGTGTATCCAGATATATCAATTGATGATCCAGCAAGACCATCAGCGCCAGGATCTGCAAATACAAGTTGGAGCCTAGCTACAGATGCTTGAGTAACAATACCCAAGCTGTTTTTATATCTGACTGGGACGTTAATATATGCAGGGCTGGCAGACATTGCTGTTGGTATAGGCCACAAAGCATAATCCCCACCATCAGTTGGGTTGCCAATCGTTATATTGGTGTAGGAGATATCTCCATTACCAGTAGTAGATGAGTTACCAATACGCCAAGAGTTATTGACAAACCCCACATTACTGTCTGTCTGTGCGTCAGTAAATGGAATAACAACGCCGCCATCAGTAGAAAACATTACTGGGTTGACGTTGGTAAACACTGGAGAAAGAGGGTTACCAGACCTTGGCACTTGCATTGTGGCTGGCGTAAAGTACGAAAAGAATGTTTCCGCAATCACCGGGATATTCCCAGAAGTCACCACATCAAGGTCGATGGATGCGCCTGGGTCTATTAGCCAACCAGCATCTGGAGCCGCAGTGGCAACTGCAAATTGAATCTGCCGACCACCAGTACATATGAACCAAAGAAATTTGGTAACCCCAAAACCACCTGTTGCTTTTGTCCAAATGTAATCCACTGGATTACTGGATTCAGCCGCATCAGCATTATTGCGAATGCCAAAGTACTGCCTGTTTGTAGGCGAATTGCTAAAGTTAACAGAACCATCAAAGCTATCGGCATATTTGATAGCCATGTATTGGTATAAATATCCCTGTACGTCACCTGTAGGCCCCGTTATTTGACCTGTATTAGGGTCAGCGGTATAACTTGTGTTGAAGTTACTCAACACATAGTTAAGCGCATCAGAGATTTCTGATGTTGTTGGGTTACCGTCAAGCAAAAAGGGCATTAGAACGCATCCTCAGTGACAGTCGCTTGGAAGTTCATGGCGGTCAGATTCCAGGCGTTTGTAGCATCGTTTGATTCTACTTTTATAGAAACAGTCCGCACATTGTTTTGCTGAGTTGTCACCCAGGGAGTATCCGTAGAAATGTTTGTAACTCCAGTAGCCCCATAAACAGGGGTTTGAGCAGTGGAGTTAGCCCCGCCAACAGTGATATCAACTGTCCCGGTGCCTGCAATCTCAGGCAACAGTCTGTGAACATAGACCCTAGAACTGTACGGAACAGGACCAGTGTCTGTAGACAAAGTCATGTTGGTGCGCTCAAACAGCGTAGGAATGGGCGCTGAGTTGATAAAAGAGTTGCCCTGGCCTGTCTGTATCAACTTTTGGCTTGCCACCCCTCCACGGGCGTATGTGACGCACCTAGAGGTCAGCTTAAAAGCCCCAGAAGTAAAGATTGGCGCTTCACAAGCATTGCAGGCACCATTGATCTGCTTGGGAGCATTCCAAACCTGCAAGTCATATCGGTATGAAAGCATACGATTGCACCACCCAGTCGAGGTCAGATCAGGATAGTAGATCTCAATCTGGTTCTTTTGAGTGTTGTTGACCATGAAAAGACGCTCAGCATATGTAGGACTAAGGTTTGAGTAGAAGTAATCCCGAACCTTTTGGTTACCCAATGGAGAAAAATCAGACCCGTTAAACACCCAAATATCCCTGCTGTCCACCCCATAGACGTTGGTATCGGTATTGGTCCAACAGTTGTTGTTGATCAACCCACGACCTTGGTTATACAGACGGATGCCAAAAATAGGAGCAGTGCTGTTTTGATAAGCAATTGGAGAAAAAACAACAGTGTCCCAGTAGGAACAAACGTAGAAGTTACCGCCAAAAAAGAACCCGTCAATGATTGGTCCACGCACGGGAATCTCTTGTTCGTTGGCTACGTTATTTAAAGTTGGTTCCCAAGATGCTGGAACACCAGTATTTGCAAATGCCTGTGACCAGCGAACAGTGGTGGGATAGTTAACAGTAGATCCAGCCGTAAAGTCTTTGGTGATATTGCCTGCAATCAGGATGTTGCCCACGTTAGGGGAACAGAAGTTACGCACAAAGCCTGCCCTGGTTGCAGATACACCAATGTCATAGTTCCAGACATAGTTGTCGGGAGGGCTGTCGTAAATGTAGATTTCTGTCGCTGTTGGCAGAAAATACATTGGAGGCCGCAAAGTGTCGTTAACAAAAAACACACTGCCCACCCAAGAAGTAGTAATGTTTAAGTCATTGGTATAACCACTCAATGCCACGTTAGGGTTGGCTCCAACGCCGGGAGTTATATTGGTGATACCACCAGCGGTCAGCATGTACCACTTACCCTCTACAGTGGCAACAACATAGACAAAGCTTGTTTCACTGCGAAAACCACCATCCATAAAGATAGGGTTGCCAGGAATGGCAGACAGAATCTCTTGTTCGCCGTAGATCTTTTTTATCCCACGGACATCAGCCTCGACATTCAGCCCTGAGTTGTATTCATTTGGACCCAAAGCATTGCTGGGCACATCTGGAGTAAAACTCATGTTAGTGAACGGCGTTCTTAGTCTTTGATAGTCACTCATTCATTAACTCCAGATTACTCAAAAGACGATTGTCTGTTGGGGCAAATTCTAAAGCTTTCTTACAAAATTCAATAGCTTGATCTTTGAATCCCAAGCGATAAGCCGCAATAGACGCTAAGTCATACGGACGCTCAGTCCACACCATAGGGTCCATTGTGTAGTTGATCTGCTTGTCAGTAATATTCAAAGCTGAAATAGCCGCCCCATAGCACTCTGCCCACAGCGATTTCCTGTAGGCAAACATAGCCAGATCCATCCAGGGTTCACGGGTTTCTGGGCACTCAGCTACAGCCATCCTGTACCATTTGATAGACCGTTCGTCCCCAAGTTCTTCATAGCACTTGCCCAACAACCGCATGGCATAACAACGCTCTGTTGTCCAAACAGCGTCTGGCAGTGCTAGATACCTGTTTAAAGCCTCTATGCCCTCTTTGTGGTGCCCGTAGTACGTCAGTTCCCTGGCATAGTAAAAGGCGTTCCTGGGGCAGTCTTTGTCCTCTTGGACAGCTACTTTAAGTAGGTCAAGGTACTGTGATCTAGACTTTGTTGGGTCAGGGTGGTGTGTCACCAGCAACATGTCTGAATGCGACCAGATTTCAGTCAGCCTGGGGTCAGGTCTGAGACTTTCATGGCAAGGGTGGTGCCAGTGATACCCGTGGCGGCTGTGGATCTTTTCAGCATAAAAAGAAATGCCACTTCCCCAATCAAACTTGTAACGCATTCTGGTGGTTTCATCACGCCAGACACGCTCAATCTCTTGTCTCCACCCAGGCTCTAAGACTTCATCTAGGTCTAAGGATATACAAATATCTATATCTCTGGGAAGCAAAGACAGGCAGGCATCTCTTGCTTTATCAAAGCGCCAAGGGCTGATGCAGATGTTGTAAACAACCGCACCATGCTCCTTGGCTAAGTCAACAGTGTTGTCTGTCGAGCCAGTGTCCGCAATAACAATAAGATCAGCGTCTACAGCAGACTTACAAAAACGCTCAACAAACTGTGATTCGTTCTTGGAGATAGCGTAAACAGCTATTTTCATTTAGCTTCTTCAGGTGGCACTTGGGGGTCGGCCTGCTCTTTTATGAGCAACATCAGGGCCATTGCATTGGTCTTGGCTGGGAGTTCCCCCAAAGCCCCAAGGATCATGTTTACAGCGTCAATTGGCAGTTCCAGTTTAATCATGCTGACTCCAGTGCAGTGATACGGGCGGTGAGTTGGGTGATGAGGGCTTGCTGTTCTTGGATGGCGGCGGTCAATGTGGCAACCAAAAAGCTGGTGTCAATGCCTTGGTAAACTGGATTGCCTTCATCATCCACTGCATCTTTTTTACCTTGAACGGCCTCTGGACAAACCTCTGCTAGTTCGTGAGCTATAAATCCTTGACCATCTGACCCATCTATTTTCCAGTTATATGTTACTGGCTTAAGTGCAGAAACAGCAGATAAAGCGCCTACCATTGGCACAATGTTTTCTTTTAAACGGTAGTCAGATGAAGTGCCATAAGTGGTGGTTGAGGCGTTAATGGTAATTGTACCTACTGTAGCCCCACCGCTAGTGTTTTGAAAAAATACAGCCCCTGTACCTGCTGGTTGTGCAACAACATATTGTCCCGCAGAGCTAATATATGCACCTTGCGTTGTACTAGAAGTTGATGTCTTCCCCACCAGCAAGTTACCGCTGGTGTCGATTGCAAGTCTTGTTGCACTTGCTGTTACATCAGCAATTTCAAATATTGAAGAAGTTTGAATAATGTTTTGACCTACACCCCAAGTGCGGTTTGTAGAAATATATCTTGTTTCAACATTGGTATTACCAGCCGCTAATGTTGATTGAATAGTGGCAATAGCTGCACCAGCAGAACTAACATGAAGTCTTGTGGTAGGACTTGTAGTCCCAATACCCAAGTTACCGCTTGCATCAAGGGTCATTGCTTGGGTGAAGCTGATGGAGTTACCTGCTGTGCCAGAGGGAGCGTTAGACCATTGGAACTGACCGTTTGTTTGAATCAATGAAGTGGCATAGTCTGAGTTTACATATATTTGACTTCCAGACGTATTTAAATACCAGTTGCTTCCTAGAACAGTTTGATTATTATTTGAAGCGGCAGACAAAGAATATACAAAACCAACTGGGCCAAATTGAATAGATTTCTGTCCAAATGTAGTTCTCCAAGCACTAGGCGTAACACCCAATCCCAAGTTACCAGAGCTATCAAACCTTGCCACTTCCGCACCGCCTTCAGAGAAAGCAATGGTGTCAGCCGCAGGGAAGAAGATGCCTGTGTTTGCGTCCGTTCCCCTGATAGCAGGGGTTGCGGCAGTACCGTCAACATCCGACAAACCGTCTGTTCCAGAAAGAATCAGTGACATGGTTATGCTCCAGCTTGTTGTGCGGCCACTTGTGC